GCGGCGTCGGCGGCCATGACGGCACCGCGCTCGCGGGCGTCGGCGATCTCTTCGACGAGTTGCTTCTGCTGACGCAGGACAAACTCCAGATCGGTCTCGACCTGCTTCGTCTCCCGCTGCGCGGCCACCAGTTGGGCAAGTCGCTGCTCGTCGGCGGCGGCGATGTTCCGCTGCAACTGCTCGATCTTGGTGAACGCATCGACTTGCTTCTGGTACTCGGCGGCTGCCGCTGCGGCGTTTTGCTTGAGCGTGGCTTCGTTGATGATCCGCTTGCCGAACTGCTGTTCAAGTTCGCCGATCGCGTTCTGGTACTTCAGGGCCGCGTCGAATCCGGCCTGGCCGAACCGGGCCGAGTCTTCGATGGCAATGGCGAGTTGAGCCCGCACCGACTCGACGGCCTTGGCGGCGGCGGCGTTTTCCTGCTCGGTGGCGCGGCGGGAATCCTCGGCGGCCTGGCGGCGAACGTCGGCCTCCTCCTTGATCGCCTCAATCCGCTTGCTGAAATCCGCGAAGGCGTTCTTCTGGGCGGCTGCCAACTGCTCCTGTGAGAGGCCAGCGTCCTCCGCTGCGGCGGCCACATCCTCAAGCGACTTCACCAAGGCTTCCACGGCCTTCGAGCCTTCGCTTCCAAACGCCGCAGCCTGCTCTTGGGCCTTGCCGATCTCGCCAGACAGGTTGATTGCGCCGTCGATGGACTGGTTGAGCGACGCCACAAAATCGGCAAAGGCTTGGTTTGATGCCAGCCGCTGCGATTCTTGGATGGCTTCATTCCGCCGCTTGAGCAGTTCAGCGTCAGCCTGAAGGCGGGCTTGCGTCTTTTGGAACCCGAGGAAGGTCCGGTCGCTCGCCGTGTCGTCCAGGGCGCGGATCAGCCGGTTGATGCCGCCAAGCGATTCGGCGGTCGAGTTGGCAATGGCCGTGCCGATCCCGGCGAAGTTGGCGGTGATCTGGCGGTAGAGTCCCTGCGACGCCACGCCCAAGCGATCCATCGCACCACCGAAGGCGTCGATGTCGACACGCTGTTGATCGGTGAGCGCCCCGCCGAGCCGCTCCAGGTCGGCCGCAGCCGCCCCGAGTTGCCCGATCACCGGCAGCAGTTCGGCCCCGCTCTTCCCGAAGAGCGCCATGGCCGTGGCTGTCCGCTGGGCCGGGTCTGGCATCTGAGCCAACGCCTGCGCCGCTTGCTGGAAGAGCGTCTCGGGGTTGGCGTCGCGGACGGCATCGGTACTGATCCGCAGATTCTTGAACGCCTCCACGGCCGACTTCGTGCCGTCGCGGGCCTCGTTTACCGCCCGCAGGAACCGGGTGAAACCGCCGCCCAACTGCTCGACGCTGGTGCCTGTTTGCAGGGCCGCCGCCTCGAGCACTTGGATGAACGAGAACGACACGCCGACGCGATCAGCCAGCTGGCCGAGCCGCTCCACCTCGCCTTCGAGCTGAATCAGATTGCGGCCAGCCGCCACGGCCCCGGCACCCAGCGCCGCGAACGCAGCCGCCCCAGCGGTGAATGGATTGATGAGACCGGCCACGCTCGCGCCGATGTTGGCGATGCCGGTCTGGAGGCCACCGGCAAACACACGGCCGAGCCCTTCACCTGCGGACGCAAGGCCAGAAAGGCGACCGGCGACATTGCCAATCGGGCCGGGCAGGGCCGCAAGGATGCCACTGAGTTCGTTGAACTTGAGCACGCCTGCGTCGCCTGCCTGCTGGATCGCTTGGCCGGAGCGGTTGGCGGCAATGGTGGCTTTCGCGAACAGGTCGGCCTGCCTGTTTAGTTCGCGGTTGAACTCCTGCTTCGTTAGCAGCCCGGCCTGCTCGAGTGCGGCAGCAGCACGCACCTCCTTGTCGAATCGCTCCTGTGCGTTCAGGTTCCGCTGGCGAATGGCTTCGGCCTGCGATTCCAAGGCAGCCCGCTCGCGGACGGACTGCGCTGCGGCCTGCTCTTCGAGCCTGCGGGCTTCGGCGAACGCTTCGGCCTGCTGCTTTTCGGCAGCGGAGACGGCATCGGAACGAGCCTTGGCCGATGCGGCGGCCTGCTTGTCGAGGCCGAGTCGCTCAATGGCAAATGCGTTCAGTGCTTGCTGGTCAATGGCACCGCGTTGCTGGAGATCCACTGCCCTAGCGATTTCGTCGGCAGTGACCCTTGCTTGGTCTCCGTACTGCTTTTGGATGCGGATGCCTTCCGCGAACGCCTCGGACGCTGCCTTCGCCTCCTGCGTCAATTGGGAAAACGCAGCGGCGTATTCCTGCGGACCAATCGCCTTGGACTGCAACTGATCGGCGAGCCTGGCAAACCGCTCCGCAAACCGCTCCTGCTCGGCTGCCGCAGCGGCCGACCGCTCCGTGAATGGGGCGAAGACGGCCGTGGACTTCTCGACCTGCGAACTGAGACTCTGAAGCGCACGCTCGGCCTGCGTGAGCGACTTCGGGACGCTCGAGGCGTCCGCCGTCACCTTCATCGCTAGGCCGAGGATTGTTGCCATGATTGTTACCCGAGCGCTCCGAGGAGCTTCTGCAATTCCTGCTTCATCTGGTCCGGGTGTTGCGGCGGCTTCTCAATCGGATTGAAGTCACTGGCCTGCGGAGCCTTGCCCTTCTGTGCGTATGGGGCCAAGACCGCCGAGGCGATGAGGCCCGTTTCCGCCCACGAGTCGGGGATGGCTTCGTAGTAGCGCGTGTATGCGATCCACTCCGTGAGTTCTCGGCTGTCCATCCGCATGGACAACTCGCCGACCGTCATGCCCAAGTGCCCCGCCAGCCGAAACAGAAACCGTCTCAGCGGGCGGATGTTCAGTTTTTTGCCAACTCCTCCACGTCCGCTTCGCTCATGGCGTTGTGCTTCGTGGCCTTCTCGAACAGCCGCGACATGACGGCCGAGCTCTTCTGGCCGAGCTTTTCGATCTGCTCCCGCGTGAAGAGCAGGCTGCCCTTCTCGTCGCAGAGCACCCGCTGGAGATACTCCGTGCGGAAGTTGTCGATGCCGGTATCGCGCTTGCCGATCCACATGCGCTCGTAGGCGTCACGCTCGGCCACGCTCATCACTCGGATGAACACGCTGCCGCCCCACTCCTTGACCTTCACTTCAAGAAGGGCGGCGTCGTCTGCGGCGAGAATCTGGTCTGCGGTCAGTGCCATTTCATTCCTCATTCAGGCGTGATCTTGAACGTCACCGCATACCGTGCGATGTCGTTGACTTTGCCCGAGAGTTGCACGCGCTCGCAGACGGCCTTCGTGGAGAACGCCAGCCCACCACCAGCGATGGCGAGCGTGGACTTCTTGCCGTACTGGGCCAGCGAGACGTTGGCAGTGCTCAGGCAAGAAATATCTATAGTGCCTGCGTCAAGCGTCCACGTGCTAGCACGCGCGAGCGGCATGCTGCCGCCCGCGTTGACCTTGATCTCCACGACCTCGCCGAAGTTCGTGGAGTTCCACGACGCTGTGACGCCCGCGCACTCTGTAGCCATGACGGGCCTCCGTCAGGGCTTAGCGGGCAACCTTAAAGGTGGCCGTGCCCTTGATCGTGTCGTTCACCGCGAACGTGACGCTCGACGAGGCAACCGTGGCGTTCTTCGACAGGAATGAAACCCCGGCGTGCGTAATCACCAGGGCGGCACTCGAAGCGTCGGCGATGACGCTCTTGCCAAGATACTCAATCGTCACCTCGCGGCCGGTGTCCGAAACCGAACCAGTGAGCGGTCGGTCGATGGTCGCCACGCTGTTGCCCGTCGTGATGCCCAGGTGCGACACGTCGATCTTGTCTTCGGTCGCGGGATCGGTGAGGGCATACACGATGTTCGTGACTGTGAAGGCCGTTCCACCGAACGTGAAGACGGTTCCTGCACCATCATGGGGCGTTGCGGACATGCTTCAAATCTCCTGCCAGAGGATTGCGTAGGTTTGTGATACCGAATAAACCGGCGGAAGCTCACCGCCCGCCAACTGCACGAAACCGTCAGCCTCGTTCTGAAGACTGACGTGCTTCACTTCCACATTGTTCAAGGTCGCCCCGTACCCATCCAGAACCTTTCGGCATTTGTCTGCCAAGTCCCGCACGGCCTCATACGTTTCGGCGTAGAGGTCGAGCGCCATGTTCACGGTGGGCATGCCCATCGGGCCTGAGAGCGTCTGCTGACGCAGCACGCCCGAGCGGCGATAGGTGGCAAACGGCAGGGCCGCCGACGCCGGGGCCAGCACCGGGAAGACGCGGCTGCCAAGCAAGGCCGCCACGGCGGTATCGGCCACCAGGGCAGAGCGGGCAACAGCCTCTGGGGATTTCAGCGACATACCCCTAGCGTGACAGCCGAGCCGCCCTGCTTGCAGTTAGGTGCTGTTGCTCACGGTGCCGTTCGTGCGAAACACCAGCGTCGAGAGCGCCTGCTCCAGCGATACGCGGAGTTCCTGCTGGAGGATGAAGGCGACCTTGCCTTGCGACTCCCGCCAAGCCGTGGCCACTGGTGGCTGGCCGTCGATGCCGCCCTTCGGCGTAGGGTCAATGATAAGCGTCTCGCCCTTCTTCGCCTTCTTGAAAAACGCCTTCGGGTATTGCGGATCGGTGGTGAATCCGCCCTTCTGGTCTGGCTTGATCTGAAACTTGCCATACCTCGCCTGGCTAGATGCGATCACTGAGTTCTGCCCGCTGACCTGATGCACCTTGCCGAGCTTGCTGCGGCGGGTGTATGGCTTGTTGGCCACCTTGGTGACTTCGCGCCGCTTGGTGCCGTTCTCAATCCACCACTGGTGAAAGGCTCGGTCAGGGCCGATCTTCACGCCGCCCTCGGTCATCTCGAGGGATTTGCCCTGACCGGATTGGTTGAACCCGATGAGGCCGACCGCGTTGCCGGATTTCTTGTAAATCTTCACCTTCTGGTTCACGGCCCGTTTCAGGTTGCCGGTCGGGCCGACCGGCGCGACCTCCCGCAGCCGCATGTACGCAGGATTTATGGCCTTCTCCAGCACCTCGCCGAGGATCGGGGCAAGTTCCTTGGGGCCGAAAAGATCGCGCAGCGACTTGCGGAGGTTCTCCAGTTGGGCGTCGTCGAAGTCGATCTTGATGCCCGCGACGGCCATTAGCCGACGTTCTCCGTGCAAATGGCCTCGTGCTCGCTGCGGTTGCCGTGCTCCAGCAGGCTCACGATCTCCAGCGTGCGCCCCCGCCATGCGAACCGCATCTGTTGCGTGAGTCCCGGCAGATACCGCAGCCGCACCTTGTGGGTTATGCTCACCTCCTGCTGGCCAGCCGTCAGAGCCTCGCGAGCGGTCACGCCGTCCACGCTTGCCCAGACGCTTGTGGAGTTGCTCCACGCCAGCACCGTCTCGCCAAGGGCATTGGTGCTGCCGCTGGCAATCTGGACGGTGATGCGTTCGCGGAGCTTCCCGGCGTCGATCATCGGTATGAGCCCCACTTCTGCGAGTCGAGCAGGGACGACACGGCGAACTCCAGTTCCTTGGAGATAGAGCCCACGAGCACCGTGCTGCGGTTGTCGTACCAGAATCCCACGAGCATCAGCATTGCGTGCCGGATCGCGGCGGGCACGTCGGTGCCGCTGGCCCCGTAGCCAGCCCACCACGTCACAGCATGCGCCCCGGCGTCGATCCGGTGCGGCGGCCAGGTGCCAGCGTAGATCGGCAGCACGGTGCCCGGCGTCGATTGGCGATCCACGCGGAACTGATTCACGGCGTAGGTGCCGGTCGTGCCGCTGTCTGTGGTGAACGTCAGCGACACGGCCGTGGCCGTGCCAGCGACGGCCATAGGCGGCCGGGGCAACTCGATCGCCTCGATGCCCGAGGTGGGGAATCGGTCGAACCGCATCACCCACTGCGTGTAGACGAGCGTGCGGTCGAGGTACTGCTCGCACCACTCGCGGGCCGCCGTGATGAGCGAGGCCACATAGGCGTCGTCTGCGTTGCCGTCGA